CACCACTCCCGCATGGTCATCCCGAAAAACTCGGAAGGCGCTATGCCCCAGCAGCCAACGGCGATCTTGTAAAGCTCGCCAAGGTCTAGCGGAGCTTCACCGTCCGCTTTTTTTTTGAGCCGGATGCGTCGCTGTCCATCGGCTTTTCAGGCCCGGTGCCGAATACCTCGGCCAGGACAAAACGCATGACGGAAGCCGAAACGTCGTCAGGAAGATCCCCGTTTTTGATCGCGGCCAGAACGTCGTCAGGCTCAACAGGTGCGCCAGCCGTTTTCAGCAGGCAGTAGATCACCCAGCAAATGTGGCTGATCGGGATGTCGTCAGGATGCAATGTGATGACGCGGGCCAGCCTTTGCAGCGGCACCTCGTTTTCAATCAGCATCAGGCAGCGCATTGTGGGGCGGCAATCATAATGCCGCCCCTGAAACGCCACCGAAAGGACAGGAAGCCCCGGCATCAGCCGCGCCTCAAGTCGTCGGTTCGGTGTAGGTAATCACGCCGCTGCTCGAAAGCGTGGCGGAAAACGTAACCGCGTCCTTATACTGCACGCCCTCGGAATAGGCGGACAGCTTGAAGTTGCCAGAAAGCACGCCGCCGTCCGGGTAGGTCAGGGTTCCAACGACGATGTTGTTGTCGGTCATCGAAATTGCCAGCAGCGTGTCATCCTTGCGGATACCTTCGCAGGCAAACTCGATTGAACGCTCGCCATCTTCGGCAAGCATCTCACGCCAGCCAAGGGAATTGTCATCGGTGATGTCGATGTTTTCCTTGTTGACGGTCATGTTTTTGGTGCGCAGGCCCGCCACCGGATTTCCACCGATGGAGATAAGCACGTTTCTTCCGGCTGTTGCGGCCATGGTCAGGACTCCTTGTCAGTTACAACCCGGAATCTCATGACGCCATGCCTCGTGAGGCCGTCCGGGTCAACGCCGACCTCCTGATATTCGCACTGGACGTCAATCACAGTTAGCCCGGCAATCGCCATCGGCTGGCGGTGCATCAGGCTGTAAATTGCTGCCATGATCTTCTTGGCTTCGGAGCGCCCGCGATAGTCGCTCCAGATGTGTATCGTGCATGTTGCTTCGACACCCACGCTGTTGTCGGTGTCGTAATCAATGGCTGTATCGTCGCCAATGACGATATACGGCATGGCCTGTTTCGGAGGCACATGGTCAAACACGCCGGACACAAGCGCCATGAGGCTTGTGCTTCCGGTCAGCTTCGCGTAGATGGCTTTCTGGATGTCATTCATTTGCCAGCATCCTCCACAGCCTTCTGGACGCGATCGCGAAACCTCGGCGTGATCTTCTCAACAGCTTTCACGAGGAACGGGCGTGCTGCCATTTTCCGCGTGCCAAACTCCAAGGCCGCAGCATATTCCGCAACGATGGAATTGCCGGCAATCGCGCCCGCAACGGCGGTCAGCTTGCCAAGCATCCTGAACGCAAGGCTGTTCACAAGCCGCCCTGTGTCCGTCTTTGGCGGCTCTCCTTCTGCCGATGCCTGATGCTTGCGGCCATTGCGCGTGTAGATTTTGCCCGTCCTGCTCCCGGTCTGGATCGTGCGCACGCACTCATTGCGGACGTCCTGCGCTGCAAGCTGGACGGCGGTTGCAAGCCCTGCCTCAATTTTTGCCTGGCGCGTTTTCAGTTCGGCAAGAACCTCATTCGCTCCTGTCAATTCAATCTTCATACGCGCACGCCTTCTTCCATCATGAGGACGTGCCAGCGGTGGCGCTCCTCCACGTCCATGACGCTGCGAATGTTGAACAGGCGATCTCCAAGCTTTGCCCGCATGGTCGCGTCCAGACCTGAATAGAACCGCACAACGGCCTTATGCGTCAGGTGCGCTTCCAGCCGCATGCCTTGGAAAAACTCGCCACCGGAAACAGGCTCCACGAACGCAGGCAGCGTTGCCACGTCCAGCCACGTCTCCGTCCATCCGCCTTCGCCGTCAGATGCCTTCACAAGCCGCTGGATCAGCAGCCTGTTCCGAAGCATCCCTGCATTGTATTGGCAGCAGTTCACAGGCCAAACCTCACCATGACAGAGCCAAGCACGTTTCGCGCACCGCTGGCCATAAGAGCCTTTGCTGCGTCGCACACGCCGCGATGCTCGTAAAGCCATGCCGTCAGCATCTTTACCGCAAGAAGCATCTGCGCCGGGATTTCGTATTCGTCCGCATAGCCAGCCGTGAACTCAACGCGCAGCTTTGTCATGATCGGATAGTGTTCCATCCGCACCTGACCCGGCTCAAGGTCATCGTCAACGAAATAATCAACGCCTTCCTCAAGGGTAAACTCGGTGTTGTCCTCGTCGATTGCATAAACGCCTTCCACGGACGTTACGGGAGCGAACGGCAGCTTGACACGGCCATCCCACACAGGATGCACAGGAGCAACGCCGCGCATGTATGGGCCTTCGCCAAACCGCGTGATTGTCATTGACCACTTGCGTTCAAGAAACTCGCGGTTGCAGTAGCTGCGCACCATGTCGCAGGCTGTCGCCAACATGCCTTCCAGCAGGGCGTTGTCGGCCACGGACAGCGGTGTGGCAAGGCCGAGGTATGCCGCCATGTCGTCTGCGCTAACGGGCAGGGTAAAGCTTTCCAGCGGCTTCACGGCCATGTTTACTTCCTCCTGCGGCTAACAGCCTTGCGGATGTATTTACGCTTTGGCTTCGTTTCAGGCTCCACGATCTTTTGCAGGCGCTGCTCAAACTCCGGCAGATGCTCCGGCTTCTGCACAGCCGCCACGCGCTCGCGGATGTCTGCCAGCGGCGCAGGCTTTACGATGTTAGGCGTTTGCATGTATGGCTCGATATAGCCCAGGCCAAGAAACGTCGTGGCCAGCCTATCGGGGATTTCGCAGATGTTGCCGCGATAAATCGTGCCGATCACGCCGTCGCAAAACGTAACCTTTGCCTTGTATCGAGCCATAGATAAAAACTCCTTGAAAGATGGGTGGGGGAGAGCCGAAGCCCTCCCCCTGCCTCATCAGGTGGAAGCAACGTCGAACGAACCCTTGCAGAAAGCGCCAGGCAGTTCAACGGTGAGGGCAACACGTTCTTCGCCAAGAATGGTGACGATGTTCTTGATGAAGTTGGTGTCGTGTTCCTCGGAAACGCGGACGCCAGCCATGTTGCGTTCGTAAAGGGTCGCACCCATGGCGAAGTTGCCAACGAGGAAGGTTCCCTGCGTCATGGCGTCGGTCTCGATGACAGGCACGCGCCACAGGCTCGCAGCGCCGTTGTTCACGACGTTGACGAGGACATAATGGCCGTCCGTTCCCTTGGAGGTTTCGATGGCGGCAAAGTCCGTCGGGTGGAGCAGGATGCCGTCAACGGGGAAGTGGGCGAGGCGGGCAGAGGTGATCGCAGCCCGGATGTGATCAATGTAGGTCACAGTCGGGGACGCACGTTCGCCAATGTTGCCAATGCCAGTGGTATTCATGATACCAGTCAGCGTGCCGTTGGTTCCGGCGCCGTTGAGGATCTGCGTGTCCTCAGTCAGCTTGACTCCGTATGTCAGGCGACCGTCGATGTAGCCACGAAGCATGGCCTGATCTTCCAGCACTTGGCGGGAAGCGTTCAGGAAATGCGCGATGGTAACAACCGGAGCCGTCTTGAGTTCGGTCGTCAGCGTGCTTTCGGCCTTTGTGCCGCCGTCCGCCTTGCTGATGCCGCTGTTCCACTGGCTGGCAGCGCCATTGGTGAAGCCGGCATAGTCAACCACAAACTCGATGGCAGAGGCTTCTGTCGGCACAACGCGCATGAGGTCGCGGATGTGCAGCGGGCGATCTGCCGGGCTGGTGAAGATGCCGGGAACGCGGAGGTTCTGGCCAAGCGCGTTGTTGGCGCTCGAGGACAGAGCCTTGGTGTGGAACGTGCCGCCTTCAACAAAAACCTTCTCGTGCTTGAGAACACGGGCGAGGGTTTCGCCAGTGGTGGCAAGCTCACCGATGGACTTCACAACTTCAAACCCGCCGAGGTTCGGCTTATTGGCTTTCGCCTGCATTTCGGCAAGCTGCTTTTCGATGTCGGCATGCTTCTTGTCCATGGCTTCAATCGCCTTTGCGGTTGCGCTCGTGGTTTCGCCATTGGCCTTGATTTCAGCCGACTGGGCTTCCAGCAGGCATTTCATTTCCGCAGCCACGGTATCCAGCTGCTTTTTCACGTCGTCAGTCATTGCGGTAACTCCTGATTGTTTTGATGATTTCGTCGCAAAAAGAAGCAACCGACTGGATAATCTCCGGGTCGTCTTTGCTTTCAATCGGCACAGTGGATTGTTCCGGCTGCGCTTTCATGATTTCATCCCGCCCGGCCTGCGACAACATGCCGGAAAGGTGTTTAACAGCGGTGATGACCGCCTGTTCGTTCGCCGGGAAGGTAACCGGGGAAAATTCCCACAGCTTCACTTCGCGGATGATCCTGTTGCCCGTCTGGTCGTCGAAGTCTGCCTTGACGATGCTGAAACCAATTGACATGCGGTTGACAACGCCGTCGCGCATAAGCTCCAGCGCATCATCTCCGAGCGCCGTCTTGCTGATGCGGCCCTTGACATAAAGCCCGTTTTCGTCCTCGCGGATTTCAATCGGCATCCCGAGCGGCTCATAGTGCTGCCACAGGATCTTGATGTCGCCCTTGGGGAAACGCTCCTGAATGGTCTTTGTGAACGCGCCCTGCATGATGATGTCGCCAACCTGATCGACGTTGCCGAACGTGCTGGCGTATCCCTCAAACGTGCGTTCCTCAAGATTGACGGCTGCCTTGAACTCAAGAGCCTTCAAAACCCGTTCGTCGCTCGTTGCCTTTTGGTTCATGTTTTGTTCCTTCATTCGGCGGCCTCGTATATCGCTGCGCACCGGCAGTTGATGACATTCTCTGGCGATGCCGAAGCGTCGCCCGGAAACTTCATGCTGTCCGATCCTACCGTAAACATGCCGTCCATGTCAATTTCCTGCCCGTCAGCGCGTGAGTGTTCCTCGCGTGTCCGGTCATCCTCGACAGCAACCCACACCTTGCGCATTGGAACACCGATGGATGCGGCACCCTCGAAAGCCCCGACGTTTGCCCCAGCATGCGTTTCCGTCCTGGCGATGATCGTTGCCCGCGACCTCGACACGCTCGGCGCAGCCTGCGTGATGTTCCGCGCGATTTTGGAAACCGCGTATCCTTCCGAAAAGCCCTGCTCGACAATCCGCTTTACGTCGTCGAACGTCGTGCCTTGAATGGAAGCAATGCGCCCAAGAGCGTTCGCCCGCATGTATGTGATGGCTGCGCTTGCGAACGTGTCCGCAACGGCCTTGACCTCGCGCTTGCAATGCGCCTTGAGCTTGCCTGCCGTGAGCGTTCCGGCTGCCTTGCCGCCGTCAGCCCATGATGCCTCAAGAGCCTTGGTCATGGCACCCTTGCCCTTGTCAACAGCAAGAGCAGCGTCGGCCAGATTTCCGCGTGCCTCGAACGCCTGCGCAGCCGCCTTCATGTCCTTGGCAATCGTGCGCCCGATGTTGAGCGCGTGCTTTCGCGCCAGCCGGGTAATCATGGCATCCAGAACGCGGGCCTCTGCCTTTTGCCTAGCTGTTGCCACGCTTCACACCGTATCCGATGCTTGCCGCCTTCTCCGCGTCCATGCTGTCCGTTCCGAGGCTTGAGAAGTCGAAGTTTGCCGGGATAAGCCCAGCGTTGATATAACCGACGTCTCCGCCTTCAATGTCCGGCAGCCCCAATTCCAGAAGCCTGTTGACCTCGTTCATTGGCACTCCAAGGCCAAACAGCTTGACGGCATTGTCCACCTTGGCAGAATAATTCTCCTGCAAGGCTTGGACGTCCGTCGTATCGTAGCTGATGCGCAGGTCTGAAAACTTCCCGAACTCCGGCACAAGCGCATGGTTCAGGTGGCTGGAAAGCTCGTCCAGCAGCGGGATGATGGTATCATGCCAGAAGATTTGCCGGGCCGTATTGATGTTGGCCAGCGTCGCGTTGTCGTAAATCCCGACCATCGGCGGTGGAACGGAATAGATCGCGCAGATTTCCTCGCGGGTGAACTTCCGGCTGTTGATGAAGTCAAGCTCCGCCGGGCTGATGCTCATCTGCTGCCACGAGCCGTTGAACAGCACCCACGGCGCACGCGCGTTTTGCTGGTTCGCGTATTGCTCGCGGACGATCTCGCGGGTTATTTCGTAATCTTCCCGTGTCGCGCTTTCATGGTCTAGAGAGAAGATGCCGTCCGGCAGGCCACGGTTGCCCATGCTGATGTGCTGGAACTTGGACGCCTGCACGTCAATGTCCACAGCCCGTCCACCTGCCTGCAATGGCGACATGCCGAACAGCATGTTGTCCGGGTTGGTGTAAGCGAAGTGAACAATATCCTGCGGCTTGAAGTCGATGCGCGTGCTGCCGTCCTGATACTTGTAGCGGGATTTGGTGTAACCGTCTCCGCTGGCAACCTGCATGGCATACGGCTTCGGCACAGGATACAGGAACACCAGCTTGCCGTTGCCGTCGCTGCCGCTGCGCACCTTCGTCCAGAACGTGTTGCCGCAAAGATCAAGCTGCGACATGGACAGGCGCATAAGCTCGTTGAAGTCCATCTCCGGGTTGGGCTGGGAGAGCAGCGATTGCAGCGGATGGCTTTCCTTGCGCACCCACTCGCCGTTTACCTTTTGTTCCACAAACCACGGAACGGATGCCACGGCTTTCATTCGCATGTTGACGCAGACATAAACCCATGTCGAGGACTTGTAGCCCTGCGTGATGCCCTTCTCGGCATCCCAGTCCGAGAACATAAGCTGCCGGCTTCGCGCAGGAATGAGCGCTGCCGTCGAAACGGATTTGCGGAAAAGCCGTGAAAGCCAGGATGTCGCCATTTATGCCCGCCCTATGAGTATCTCGCGCTTGCCTCTGACGATCGGCTCAAGAGCATAGCGCAGCGCGTCGATGCCGTGGTTGTGCTTGTCAACAATGGAAGGTAGCACATCGCCGGAAAGCCTGTCAATTTTATAGCTGTAAAGCCTGAACTCGTCGAT